AGCACCATGCTTCTTTATGGCACGGTGCAGCGGATACTTGGGTTTCTTGGATTGACTGATGTGTTGTGACCAGCGATTCTCAAGGGTTCTGCTGGTATAGCCGACATAGACGGGCTTGGAGTCCTTGCGGACAAGATAGATAGTGTGCATTGGGAGCCTCCTTCACAGGTTTCTTGCCATGCCCCTGGGTGCTGATTACACCGCAGGGGTTTTCTATGACTACCTATGATTCACCATATTTCTGTCGTATAGATACCATTGCACCATAGGAGACTTCAATGCACCCATTCACACGACAGGATTCCCTTGCGAAAGCAGCACAATCCACTCTTGAGAAGAACAGGAACACCACCCTTGCAGACTATCTGGCAGAAGCCGACTCGATGAAGGCTATGACCAAGACCTCGCCTCAGATGTTCAATTTCGGCAACCACTATGTGGAGAAGCCTGAGAACATCGAGCGCATCAACGGATTCATCAAGAGGTTCCTCGCGGGAACTCACCTTGAGCCTGAGACTCAGATACGCCACCTGTTCCTCCATCTTCAGTCCATCGGTCTCATCGTCAGCGGATACAAGGGACAGGACGGCACATTCGACATCGACCAGTTCGGCAAGCCACTGGACAACAAGCCCGTGGAAGGCGACCAGAAGACGCACGACATGTACTTCCCCCGTGGGAACATCGGAGGCAAGATCAAGATCAGCCGCACGATGACTCCTGGAGGAAGATACATGATCGACGCAGAGGTCTACGGCTTCCGCAAGAACTGATACACATGGACAAGCGGCTGTGCGACGAGGACTTCCTTGTCCTCGCACTTGAACACTATGAGAACCCGCAGTGCGAGTCGCTGGAGGAGTTCTACGAGGATCTCGACAGGATCAAGTACCTGAAGAGGCTCCTCAACAGGACCGAGGGAGACATGGATCAGGCAGTCAGGTTAGCCCTGAACCACATCATAGTGGTCACCAATGTGTTCGGTTCGGTGATGGGAAGCAGGATACTCTTCTTCCGCATGGAGGAAAGGCATCATGGGCAGTTGAAGGCATACCTTCACTACCTGAACCTCCTGCCCAGAAGCATACCCGAGGTGGACCTGGACGCGATTGCGGTCGATGCCGCGCTTTTGGAGAAACTGAGGAACCTATGAAGAGATACGGAGAGTTGGTTGAGTCTGCTGCCGAGAAGGAGTTCATGGATCTCATGGAGGAGGCTGGGTCTGATCCCGCCAAGATGGAGGTCTTCCTTGCCATCCTTGAGGAGAACGGGTTCGTCAGCACCGCATCCGCCCCTGGCGTGGCAATGGTGTCGGATGGAGAGCCTGTGCTGGTCAAGCAGGGGAATGTCGATAGACCGAAGATGACCAACAAGCCCTTCGGCAAGGGAATCTGGCGAAGGAAGAAGCGGAAGCCCGACATCTCCGAGATGGCTCTCCCCAAGAAGAAGGTGGCTCACACTGGTCACCTTGAGCATGTAGCCGACACCCTGTTCCACGGCGATCCGCACGAAGCCATCCGCCACATGGAAGCCATGCACTCAAGGTTCAGGGACAAGCCCGTGAAGGGGCATCAGGCTTCGCTCAAGGTGGACGGAGGGATGTCCGTGATCGTGGGTCGCGACCATGACGGCAAGCACTTCGTCCGCAGCAAGCACGGCGACAGCACCATGTTCAAGGAACCCGAGCAGATCCATGCCACGGGAAAGCCGCACTATTCGCGTGACCTCGTCCCGCTGCTCCACCATGTGCGGAAGATGGACATCAAGCCAGGGACAGCGTTTCAGGCTGATCTCGTCCACCACGGAGGATCGGATGCAGATGTCGTTCAGCCAAACACGATCAAGTACAAGGTGAAGAAGGGCAAGAGCCTCGTCCTCGCAACGCACTCACAATACGAGATTCCCAAGCAATGAAGAAGGTCACCAACCATCCCGACATCTCGCAGTTGTCAGCAGAGGGAGTCCATGCTCCCGACCTGTCCATCCACAAGGGAATGAAACTGGGCATCTCCGACAAGCGCAGCAAGGCAGTGACCAAGCACCTTGAGGCTGCGAAGAAGCACCTGACTCCAGAGGTGTCCGAGTTCTCCTCCCGCATGGCAAGCGGAGAAGGTGTCCACAAGAGGATGCACGAACTCGTCCGCAACTACTCCAATGCAGAAGCAAGGACCACGGGAAAGAGGAGCGTGGCAGGGCTGAGGAAGCATGTCGCTGGCTATGCGGAGAGGACGGTCAAGAGCGAGGCAGGAAGGAAGAAACTCCATGATGCCCTCCATGCGGACATAGATGCCAACAAGCACCATCTGAATGCCCTCTTCAAGGCTCACCACCACATCGTACAGGCAAAGCACCACATGCTGGACGAGTTCGAGAAGAGCCACAGGGGGAAGTTCGACATCGACACCCATGGCGGCGAGGAACACGAAGGTCTAGTCTCAAGCATGAAGACACCGCACGGCGAGACGATGGTCAAGTTGGTTCGGGAGGGAGAGGGCGGGTTCCCCGCTAGGAACACCGCGAACGCAGCCATCAGGTTTGGGAAGAAGCCCGTCAGCGAGTCTCCCCTGTCGCTCGACATCTCTGCCACCACCATGATGGAGACGCACTACATGGTTCATGGGAGGGATGACATCACGCTCGAAGAGGTCGTGGCAATGCTGCCTTCAAGTGAACTGGAGCAACTGGCGGAAGGCAAGAAGGACAAGATCGTGGTTCGTGCAGGACGGAAGACAGTAGTCCTCAGATAGAGCCATAAAGAATCATAGATAGTGTGTAGAAAACCCCTGCGATGCGGAAACATCCAGGGGCATGGCAAGAAACCTTTCAAGGAGGCTCCCAATGCACACTATCTATCTCGTTCGTAGAGATTCCAAGCCCGTCTATGTCGGCTATACCAGCAGGTCTTTGCAAGACCGCTGGAAACAACACATCCATATCTCAAAGAACCCTAAGTTTCCCTTGCACCATGCCATCAAGAAGCATGGTGCTGAGTCCTTTACCATAGAGACCCTCTATGAGTCGGAGGACGAGTATCACACCTTGAACTACATGGAACACCACTACATCTGGCTCTATCAGACGCATGGGAGTCTAGGTGGATATAACATGACCCTTGGTGGAGAAGGAAACCCGAAGGGACTCACTGAGAAGGAGAGGAAGGAACGGAGGAAGGCTGAAAAGAAGGCTTGGTATGAAGCCACCAAAGAGCGAACCAAAGTTCAACGGAAGGCTTACTATAAGGCTTATTGGGAAACAAACAAGGATCGATACAAGGTTTACAGGGAAACCAACAAAGAAAAGCAGAAGGCTTACGGGAAGGCATGGCAGGAATCCAACAAGCAAAGGGAGAAGGATCGGAAGAAGGCATGGTATCAAGCCAATAAGGACAAACAAAAGGCTAGGATGGAGGCTTGGAGGGAATCCAACGAGGAGAAGCGGAAGGCATACGAGAAGACTTACTACAAAGCGAACATGGTGAAGAAGAAGGCTCAGTCGAAGGCTCGGTATGAAGCCAACAAACTCTTCAAGACGATTGCAACTCTCCCTGAAGCATCCACACCAGCCACATCGAATCAACTAGATCGCTGACGGGATTCGCGATTCTGCCTCCGAACTGATCGGATAGATTGAACCCCGCCTTTGCCGCAAATGCAGAATGCATTGCTGGTTTGTCTGAGTTTCCCTTGCCTGTGGCATATTTCTTCAGAGCAGTTGGTGAGATTAGATCAAAAGAAATGCCGTTCTTCCAAAGCATCCATTTGGTCAATCCCGTTCCCTCTGCTATGTTGAAGACCTTTCCTTTGGCTCCCATCGCATAATCCTCGATGCGAACGGCATCACAGCCACGGACAAGATTTAGAATCCAGTTGGCGATTTGGTCGTACCTCTCCTGCTGATTGGTGTATTCCAAATGCTCAGTACCAACGGCAGAGTACCAATCCGCACACTTTATCGTGCGGACATTCTTCTTGGTTGTGGTCAAGTAGTGACCTACGACAGACGATGTTTTGATGTCTATGATGGTGACGGATGGCGAAACGAGCGAGTAGTCGATGCCAGCGATCTTGTGAAGGGGGTGGGTCATCTCATATACCTATGACCTTTGCATTGGACGGAACCTTGTCGATCACGACGATCCTCCCCGCGCTGTCTCCCTTGCTTGGAGACTTACCGTATATCTTCGGCACACCTTTTACATCGACCGCAGATGGATCGAACCTCTGGTCTTCCCGCCTTGCCCTAAGCCTGAAGTACAGTTCGTGCTCATCGGCATACTGCTTGCTTTCATACAGGTTTCCGCGAAGAACTAGCGTGTTCGACTCAGGTCTGTAGATGAAGTCCACCGTCATTCGACCGATGTACATGTAGTGAACTGGTCCACCGACCTTCTCGTTTCCAACGACGAGTTTTCTCTTCAGGTCTTTGTCTATCTTTCCGTAGATGTCGGGAACCTTGTCGCCCGTCTTCAGGTTCATGGACTCCGTCAGGTGCTTCTTCGCAGCCTTCATGAACCTGGATGCCACGCCGGGAGTGATGGTCTCTATTCCGCTCATGCCGCCGCCAGCAAGGGAAGGAGAGTCTGGTCCCTTGAGCGAGAGGTTCACCTTCTCCTTCCTGCCGTGCTTCGTGACGGTCAGGGTTATGTCCGTGAGAGGTTCAGAGCCGCCGACTTGCCTACCCTTGTACTTCTCGGCATCGACCACTCCCTCTATGACCACCTTGCCAGCCGCAAGGGTGATGGGATTACCCTTGTTCGTCTTCACTCCGCGCTTGACAGCCTCGACAAAGGATCGCTCTTGCCTCTCGGAACTCTCTCCAGCCATCTAGTCACCCCTTCCTTTGCCTCGCGGGGTTCCTCTTCTTGTATGTCTTCTTCTTCCTCAGGCTCTGCTTGTACCTCTGTACCTTGAGATACTCGGCATCAGCCCCGCCCATCTTCATGAGTTTCTCCCCTGCCCTCTTTGCCAGTTCCCGCGTCACCAACTTGCGGATGTGGCTGAGGCTTTCCGGATTGCTCCTGATGCTGCTCCGTGCATAGCCGAGGCATCCCCGTCCTACGCATCTGGCTAGGAACCGACCCACTGCCTTGGCAAAGTCAGCGACTCCCTCGTCCAGTTCCTGAGGACCGCCGACGATCCTTGCTCCTGGCACGGTTGCCTTCGCTGCCTTCATGGCATCGGTCTGGTTGATGGCATTGATGGTCATCCTCCGTGGATTGCGACCTTCCTCGCCAGGCATGCGGTACTTGACCACATAGACCCTGTCGTTTGGTCCCCTAGGCTCCTGAGGATTCGCGGTGGGCTTCTTCTTCATCCCAGGTTCGGCGGGTTCTCGCCGTCATGGAGGCGGGACAGATCGATCCTGCGGCTTGATGCAGGAAGGAAGGAGTTGATGGACGGCTCCCTCTGTGCGGGTGCAGGAGGCTCCACGGGCTTGGGAAGGGATTGGGGGGTCGATGTCCTTGAGAATCTTTCCTTGCCCCGTATCACGCTTTCCACCACCGAGGACGGCTTCCCTGACCTATGGAAAGGCTTCTGGATTTGTTTCTTATCCGTCTGCGGTCTTGGGGGTGCTGCGGGTGGGGATTGTGCTTCCTTGGCGTGGGATCGGACTGAGATTGATTCCTTTGGGACATTGAACTTCTCCTCCAAAGATTCGGTAAGTCTGCGGAAAGTCGTGTTCTCAGGGAGTCGGGTCGCACCTAGCCGCTTGATTCCGTCGTTCGATGTGAATCTGTGCTTCATGTTCTCGTAGGTTCTCCTGTCCTCTGTGAGATGAAGGATAGCCGTGTTGTCGTCGTAGACCGTGAAGAGGGCATACTTGCCCGACAGATCCTGGTCTGTGGACTCCATCAACACCCGTGCAATGCTAGATGATAGCGAATCTGCCATTTCGTTTCCTCCTGTCCTATCTATCCAACGACAAAGGGGAGGGTCTCCCCTCCCCATGATCGGTCGTGTATGACTTGAGGAGTCACTCCACTCCGTCGATCAGACCAGCGAGTTCCTCGGAGATCTCGCCTGTCTCAGCAAAGTCCGCGAGGATCTTGGTCATGCCTTCCTCTCCGTAGAGTTCGATGCCTTCGGCAAGGATGAGGTCGATTGGATCTACTTCCTCGCTCATGGACTTCTTTGCTGCCTTTTTTGCCGCTACCTTTCGGTTGAGTTCTGCCGCCACACTGACAAGTCTGGCGTGCTTAGGTCCATGCTTACTCTTCGCCTCGGCGGCTTGCGCAGGATCGTCTGGATTGGTCAAGAAGACACCTCGAGCGCGTTGACCTCTCCAATATGCTGCATTTTGAATGCGCTTCAACTTCTTCGAGCCAGCCTCGTCCAACTGCCCCGTGCTTTCCATGACCGACTCGGTCAGCGATGTGTATGCCTTGCGATCTATTGCCATTGTTCTTTCCTGTTCTGGGCTTACTTGCCCTTGGTCTTGAGTTTACCTGTTCTCTTCAGCCAGTTGTAGAGAGGACGCATGCCTTCCTGATTGTTCTGTCCGAAGTCTCCCGTTCGTGCCTTCTTCTCGAAAGCAGCCTGTGCCTGTTGCTTCTTCCGCTTGGTTTCGGCGTTCATGTTGTGCATTCCGAATGCACCTTGCACCGCTTCCCTAGACTTGCTTCCCGAAGCCATGCCACGGAACTTGCCAAGTGCCTTGTCGCGCTGTGCTGCTAGTCCTGCTGCCTTTGCGGTGTACTTGCCGCTCTTGCCGATGCGGCTTCCACCAGCCCTGACGGCATCAGCCGATGCTCCACCCTTCATTGCCATCCTTGCGGCAACCTTGGCTTCTTGTTCCGCTGCTGCTCTCTTGAGTCTGGCGTGCTTCTTTCCCTGCGAACGGGCATCGGTGGGATCCAACACGCTGCTGCGGGAAGCAAGGTCTGCCTTGTATGCTGCCTTGCGAAGACGCATGAGACGCTTGTAGCCAGCCTCGTCCAACTGCTCGGATTCAAAAACCTTCTTGCCCTTCGCATTTGCCTTCTGCATGGCTCCCTTGAAGAATTCCGCGAATGCCTTGTCTGTTGCTGGTGTGGTGGGCTTGCCCTTTTTGAAGAAGCCACGAATTGTCTGCTTTCTTGCTCCACCACGACGAAGACGGCTTGCAGACAACTTGTTAAGTTCCTTGTCATATGCATCGGCGGTTTCGCGAGAAGCCCTTCCGCTCGTCCCCGCCTCGCGCTGCGCGATTGATCGCGGTGCGAGGCGGCGAAGCCTACGCAGTCTCTTCACGCCTTCTGCAAGTTCGGTTTCCTCGTCCATCTTTGCCATGTTCCATGAGCGACCGTACATGACCTTCTTCCAACGCTTGCCGTAACGCTCCTTGAATGCCTTCTTGACCTTGGGGTTCGACGCCCAGTCCTCGGTTCCAGGTGCTGCTACCTCCGCGATTGCGCCAGGGTTGACCATGTCGGGATCGTACTTCCTTGCCTTGGGCTTCTCGCCAGCATAGGCATCATCCGTCTTGTTCCCGCTTCCAGCCTTCTTCCTTGCCCTCTTGAGAGCCTTCGCGGCAAGACGCTTCATTGCGTCCTCTATGCTCTCCTTGTGCTTCTTCTCTTCCTCGGTCATGTTCTTGGGGTACGAGTATCCTCCTGCGGAGAGACCCTTGGTCACGCGCTTGTAGAGCGCGGCAGCATCCTCTTTGCCCTTCTCGGTCGGGACATACTTGCCAGCAGCCCTCTTGACGCGCTTTGCCTTCGCATCCCTGTCTGCCTTGGCAAGTTGACGCTTCGATGCCTCGTCCAATGCATCTTCCTTCACGGGTTTCTTCACAGGAACCCACTCTTTGCTTCGCTTGGCAACGACCTTGCCGCCCTTGCCGTAGAGTTTGAACTCATCGGATTTCTCTCTTGAGTCTATATCTCTCAAATCTTCATCTGCATGGGATAGTTTGTCCCACGCTCGTCGGTTTGTGTGGAACTTGATCGCTCCCTTCCTCAACTTCTTCTCCGCCTGATCTCGCTTCTTCTTCATCTCCCTTGCCCGCTCAGGGGTCTGTAAGTCTTCGGTGATGGAGTTCTCGTTCAACTGGACCTGACCAGCCATCCCCGTGAGGGAGTTGTGGAACTCGTCTGCGATGTTCCTCTCCTCAGGCTGTTCGCAGAGGTCTCGGACGGTGTTGCAAAGGCTTCGTGTGTTTCTGCTGTTGTGTCTTTCCATGTGTTGTTCCTTGCTCAGAAGTTCCGTCCGGTGATCATCGAATCCATGTTCGACATTGGGGTTGACATTGCTTTTCCGATCTTCTTCCCGATCAGTCCGATCTGCTTGGCAGACTTCACTATGTTCTTGCCTGTGAAGATCGATTTGCGCTTTCGCTTTGGCTTGTTGATGTTGAGAAGCCTACCGAAGTTCTCACTCACCTGCTCTGGAAGACCTTGCCATCCGAAAGCGGAGTAGCCATGCTTTGCTTTTCTGGCATCGCTCCTTCTCTTCTGCCTAACATTCATTGCCGCAACCTCTCCCTTTCCACCAGAGAGTCGTGCGTTTCGCGCCATCTTCCTCTTGAAGGAACGCTTCATGAAGTCCGCGACCTCTGGCTTCATGTCGTTGTCGGACTGAATTGCCTTGCGGGTGATTCTCAACCGCTTTGCCTGATAGCCCTCGTTCACTTTCGCTCCAGTCACCTTGGTTCCATCGGGCATCTTCCAGTATCCCTTCGCAGCCTTTCCTGGCTTGCGTGGAGCGGTAGAGACCCAAACGGCTCCCTTCTTCTTGGCTTCCTTCACCCTTGCTCTTCCCGCAGCATCGATCCTCTTCCATGCATCCCGCATTTCACCTGTGTAATCCGTGGCTTCCTTGATTGGCTTCGGATCGCGGGGAGACTTCTTGCCGTCTTCCCTGCTGCGGATGGACTTGCCGACGAATCTGCTTCTTCCTAGCATCGCAGGAACATTGGCATAGTAACCGCCTGGATCATTGATGGCATCTCTGACTGACTCAGGATCGGTTCCACCCCTGCGCAGCATTGCAGCCTCTCTGGCTTTCATCCTTGTAGCATACCTGTCTTCGGCATTCTTGAGCGTAGCGTAGTCCTTGTTCGGATTGATTCCTGCCAGTGCCTTGATAATCTTGGACCGAGTCGCTTCAGCGATCTTGTCCTTGGAGACGAAGAGACGGGTCTCGGAATCCCTTCCTTCTGGGCTGATGGTCTTGAGGTGGTTTAGGAACAGGTTGTTCATGCTACTCCCTTCGAGCGCAATGCTGCTTGCTTCTTTGCTTGTGATGCGGCACGGTAGTCAAGGACTTTCTTGGGTATTACATGTTTGGCTCTGTATCCCTTGGTGATCGGACCCATGGAACCGGTCGCTTGGTGCGGATATGATCTATTTGCCCTTGTATCGTCGATGCGGGGATTCAGTCCTGTCTTGAGTCGTTCCTTCGTGAGTTTCTTGAGCCTCAGTTTCTGGACTCGTCCATGAGCCTTGATGACCTTTCCGTCCACGGTGGTTCCGGTGCGCTGCACGGCATACTTCCTAGCCTGTGCCTCTGCCTTCCTTGCCCTTCTCAGTTCCGCTTCGACAGCCTCCATGACGGGCTTCTTCTTGGTCTTGGGAGCAGCAGCGGGCTTCTCGACGGGAGCGAGTTTGTACTTGGGCATCCGCTTGATCTTGTTCGCATAGAACCGCGACTTCATCAGTTCGTCGAAAGTGAATCCGCCTCCGTGGACTTTGTTGAACTTGCGCTTGCTGATCTCGCCGCGATGCACCTTGACGAGAAGATCAAGGGTTCTGTTCTGCTGGCGCTTGGCATCTGCCCTCAACGAGTTCTGCACTTCCCTATGGGCATCTGCGGACGACTGGAAGCCACCGCCCCATTCCTCGTTCGTCTGCCGCGCAAGTTCTGCCCTCTTCTTGGGATCGGGATGTGCCTTGATGTTGCCCAACTGCTCCTCGGCATCCTTCTTGTTCTCAAGCCAGGACTTCATTGCCTTCTTGTCGCCCTTCTTGTATGCCTTGCCGATCTCCTTCTTGGAACCCTTGACTGCCTTCTTGAGTTCTCCCTTGGAGTGGGCATAGGAACCCTCAGCCAACTGACGGTCGTGGTCGAAGATGCCCTCGACATCTTCGCTCATGGCATCGGTTGCCCGCTCTATTCCCTTGAGGCGGTTCTGGATCTTCTTCTGCGACCTCTTGAAACGCCACCGGCTAACATCGTCGAAATAATTGATTCTTTCGTGCTTGCGTGCTGCATTCACGGCATCCTTGGAAGCCTTCTTGATGTAGTTCCCATAGGTCTTCTTGCTCAACTCGTTCAACTGACGGTCGTGGTCGAAGATGCCCTCGAGTTGCTCGTTCATGGCACGGGCGAGGTAAAGACGCTGCTGGATGTTCGGTGATCTCATTTCATTCTCCTGTAGTTCCTGATATCTATGATTTCCTAGGGTGACGGATCACCAGGTGCGAGTGCATCGCCGCTCCATGTTCTCCACGGAACCTCTGCGATGCGGGAAGATAGCCAGGCGTTCCCTTGGATCGGGGTATCTTCACCTCGGATGCCCATATCTGCTTGTCTGGCACATCATGTGCGGGAACCTCCTTGCCCTGCGAGACATGGAAGACCTTCCCCTTCATCCTCGGATCCTTGCGGATCCTGTTCCATACGGAAGCACCGCCCGGACTCTGTAGATCACTGCTCTTCAGGCTTCCATGCTTCCGTGCGAGGTGCTTGTATGCAAGCACGGCAAGGGACTTTCCGATCTTCTTGCGCGTGTGGTCGCCGTGTATCTGCGTGTGAAGCACGGTATGGGTCTTGTCCTTTCCATGAAGCATGGTGGTCACCTCACCGGCAATGTGGTTCGTCGCATCATGGACGATGTAGTGGTCTTGGGACATTCCGCCCATGTCGTCGTTCACCTTGTCACTGTGGAGGCTGTATCCCTTGGCAATCCTTCCCGATCTCTTCGTGTTTCCCTTTGCCGCGATGCGGGAGAAGTCGCGATGGTATCCACCGCTGGGCTTCACCAAGAGGTTTGCCATCTCTATGTCCTCCCGCACGACCTTCTTCCTTGGCTTTGGCTTCGCATGGAGGACAAGGGTCTTCTCCTGCGCCGAAGGATGCTCCTGCCAGATGTCATCGAAGGAAACCTTGTGCGCGGGATATGCCTTGTTGTCCCTCTCGTCATGGAACTTGACATGATCCTTCACATCCGGATCCCGCCTCAGCGTGTCCCACAGATGCGCACCGCCGATGCTCTGCCTTGTGTCGCTCTTGATGGAATGTCCACGCGAGTGGAGGTGCTTGTAGGCAGCAACGGCAAGAGACTTGCCGATCTCCTTGCGCGTGTGGTCGGAATGGACACCGACCCAGTCGATCTTCAATCCCTTGCCGATTCCCGGCTTGTGTTCGCCCGTCTTCCTGTCGATCTTTCCTGCGGTGGCATCTATCTCGCCAGCGACATCCTTGGTCTTCTTGTGGACGATTGTGTACCTGTGGCTCATCACCGTCCTGTCGCCGTTCCATGGAACGGCGATCTTGTGTACATGCATCTCATATCCAGGATGGATCTCCCCGAGGTTCCTGTGTCCCGCGTATCTATACGATACGCCTTTGACCAAGGGGAAGGACTTCTTCCTGTCGGCATAGGTCTTGGTGTACTTCTGATGCAGCATATTCTCCGATGGTTCGATGTATGGATCCACCTCAGGAGCCTCTCCTATGAACTCCATGAAGGAGATGAAGCCCTCCTTGACGGGCTTTCTCAGCCTGGACTGAGACTTCGCTATCGCCGAGAGGTACTTGTTCTTGTCGGCTGAGGCTGGCATGAGTGCATGGGCAAGTTCCGTGTCCCCGCTGCGGACTGCCTTCCTCAGGTGTCCTGCCTTGGCGACCGTGAGGTCTCCGCTCTTCAGCCTCTTGAGCAGTTCGTTCCTTTTCAGCGGTCTCTCGTCCCTCTTCTCCCCCATCTGCTTGAAGGAGAGTTTCACGGGATGCACCTTGCCGTCCTGGTCTAGCATTCCGCCGTGCTTCCGCACATGACGCTCAAGGCTTCCCTTCAGACCCTTCTTGCCCATCTGGTCGGATCCAAGACCGACCGTGATGTGGGTGTGACCCTTCTTGGCAAGATGGAGAACCTGATGGAACGGGGTGGAATGCTGCTTTGGAAGGACTCCGAACCTGATCCCCTTGACCTCCGAGGACAGATGCCTGTGCGATGCCCTGATGACTCCGCGCTTCTGCGCATGGGTGAGGGGGGCATCCTCGCTCTTCTCCGATGCGCCTATGCCGTGGTAGATGTGGGTGTGTCCCGTGTCCCGTGCATGGACTGCGGCATGACGAGCCATCTCCTCATGACCCACGGTGTAGGGATTGAAGGCTCCCGTCAGGAGGAATGCCTTCCTGGGCTTCGCTGCCTCCGTGATGATGGGTCGTATCTCTATCATGCAACTATACCTATTCCCTCTTGATCCTCGTTCATCGAGGCATACCAATGCTCGGTCACATCGAATCCGCCGATCAAGCCGTCCACGGTCGGATATTGATCGTTTCTTGCTTTGTGCCTTCCTTGCGGTTCAAGTCCGACCATCCCTTTGCCTCCCTTGCGGTCTTGGCTACATGGAGTTCCCTGTTGTTGTGCCAGTCGTACACCGTCCACCCACGCTTGCCCTGCCTCTCGACGGAGTGGCTTCCCTTCGTCCATCGACGGCGACCAAGTGCGCGGCTGTGCTGCCACCCATCCTTCGTTTCCCTGTTGTACAAGGACTCTCGGATCCTGACCTTGGTCTTCAATGCAGTAGAACCTTCATACGAGGAAGGATCGATCATCGGATCCTCATCGTGCATTCTGGCATCCTCGGTTCCAACGACATCGACCTTCAGCCTTCTCCTTGCGGACTTCCTGAGGTTTGCAATCGGGAACTTGATGACATGGATGTGTTCGTAGTCGCGCTCATCCACCTCGCGCTTGCGGCGATTGACCGCATGGGCAGTCTGGTCTTTCCAGTAGTTCACGCCATGATGGTTGGTCACGAATGCATGACCACGGGTATGAAGATCCAACGACGGGTAGTTGGTGCGTCCCTTCGGACTTCTTGGCTTCAGACCGCCCTTGACGATCTTGGCGGCTCTTGATGCCGTGGTCACATGGTAGACATACTTCTGCTTCTCTGAGTTTGGCATCTCATGGAAGTCATGTGCATATGACCAGTTCTCAAGCAGATTTCCCTGTCCATCGTGGATCTTGTACTTAGGATATGCCCTGGCGATGGTTCTGATTGCGGATGATTGTGGTGACATTCCGCGATGGTCGTATGAGATGATCCCACCGCCACCCTCATGGTGTTCGATGCGCCCTTGCCCTATGATATCGTCCTCCCTCACCTTTACTGCTATCTTCTTGTTGACCTTCACTCCCTTGCGCTTGCTACCTCCACCATCAAGGACATCATGATGGGTAGTGTCTCCGATTGCGGGGTGGGTGATGATTCCATGCTGCTTGTGCATGAAGAGGAGATCCGATGTTCCCTTGCGCCTCTTGCCGAAGACCTTCTCCTTCATGGCTTCGATTGCCTTGGATGTTCCGTACCTGACACCGGGGTTGTGACCGATCAACCGCCAGTCCCTATTTCCGCCACGGAGATTCGAGGTGACCTTTGAGTGCAACACCTGGTTGAACTTGTCGGCAAACTCAGCCTTCTCCTTGCGAGTGGGCTTCTTCCTTGTGGCAACTGCCGCCTCAGTGATGAACTGCTCGTAGGTCTTCATCGCTTCTTCTTCCCCTTCAGCACCAATGTCACCCCAACGATTTTCTTTCCTTTTGAACCCTCGCTGCTGCTGGAGCGTATTCCCTTCTTTGCGGCTCGGTCACGAGTAAAGCCTGGACGAGATGTCCATATGTCTTGGGTCTTCATCTTGGATGCCTGACCGATGATCCGATTGTTGCGAACTACATGGACATGCTTTCTGGTATCGGGATCCTTCCTGAGCGTGTTCCAGACGGATGCGCCACCAGGACTCTGTTGGGCGTCGCTATGCACATCGACACCCATCCCATGAAGGTGCTTGTACGCTGCCACGGCAAGCGAGTGACCTATCTTCTTCTTGGTGTGCTTCGGGTGGACGGAAATGCCATGGACTGCAAACCTCTTTGGCGATCCCTCGCCATCTATCCTGCCAATCACCTTCTTTGTCTTGTCATGGGTGATGAACATAACATTATCGCCCTCCCTGTGCAACGAATAGTCCTTGTGTATCTTCCCGATGTTCATGATCTTGTCGTCCCTTTCGGTCCTTTCGGCTTTGAACACACGATTGGCGTGGTGCGCATCGAAGCCACCAGCAACGCCAATCAGATCGATGTCTTCCCGAAGTTGAGTGTAGGTTTTCATTTCATTCCTCGTAGAACTTTTCGTTGTCTGCTCCGTACATGCGGATCAACCTTCCCGCGACTGCATTTGCCTCGTCCTCGCACGGAGATCCCGTCTCCCCGTCTAGTTCGTCCCCGTTCTCGTCCTGCATCTGGTGCACCAGTTCATGGGCAATCGAACGGCACACATCGAATGTGGCTCGGTTGCCTCCCACGACCCGTATGGTCGAGTCGGATGGAGAGTAGGATGCGGTGGTCATGCCTTCCTGACGGGTCGGGACGATCTCCACATTCGGTGCGTTCCTCAACCCGAGTTTCCTCGAGGCGAACTGCACGAAGTCGTTGATCGTGGCTTCGTTCTGCTCGGAGATGTATTGCCTGTAGGACTTCATCTTGTCTCGCTTCCTTCCGGTGGTCTGTACTTGATCCTGACCACTGGCTTCTTCACCCTGCGGTTTCTGGCATTGGATTCCTCCCTTGACCTTGCCTCAGCCCCACTCCTGCGCTCCATCTCCTTCATGGATCGGGCAGCAGCCTCGGGGGTGCTGAAGTCGAGTGGGACGAATGCGTTCTCCTTGAGGGTTCCGACCTTGTGACCCTTCTTCTTTGCCATGTCGAGCGTGATGTGGCTTGGCTCGAGGAACTCCTTGTTCACATTGAACTGGGCTGTCAGGCTCCTTGATGCTGGCTTGCCATCCTTTGCGCTCTTGTGGGTCTTGACCCTGTGACGCACGGAAAGGACATCCCCGTTCGTCGCTGCATGGTGGTCGATGTGGTCTCCGATGTACGGGATCCCCGTCTTCTTGGATACATGGGGATGCAGTGAGTATACGCCATGCCCAGCGATGTGGACCAAGTCGTTGTTGTTCATGGTCTTCCTGAGGATCCTGGCTGCATGGTGAGCGGAAACCTCAAGATGGACATGGAGTTCCTTCTTCTTTCCACGGACATGCTCGATGTGGCTTTCCTTTCCGCTTCCCTTGGGCTTCCCGAAGTGGCTGTGCGCGATCTCGTCCACCTTGAGTCCATGGAGAGTCTTGGCTATTGCCCTGCCAGCATTGACTTCCCTGACCTTGTCGGCATGAGCGTTGACCTTCTTGTTCCAAGACTTCCTCTGCTTGGGAGTCATTGAGTCCGGATGAACCTTCGGGACAGGACGCGGGGGAACTTCCTCTGCCCTGTAGTGCCATCCCTTCTTGGAATGGTATCGCAACCCGACCTGACCGAAGGCTGCTCCCTTCTCCTTCAGTTCCATGGAATAGGGCTTGCCTCCGATGTTGACCGATGCATCCGAACCTCTTCCCGACAGGCTGCTTCCCTTGCCTCCGACACCGGACTTCTTCAGCATGGCTATCTTCTTTGCTTCGCCGCTCTGCCCAAGGTTCCTAGCCTCCATGATCTCAGCCATCTCGGAGACGAATGTCTCGTAGGTCTTGCCGCTCTTTGAGTCCCTCTGCGGTGTCTGCGGGAATATGCGGAGCGTGTCCTCTGGAACCCTCTTGGTCTTCTTCGGTTTCATTTCTTTCCCTTCTCCGTGTGCCAAGCCACATGCTGGTGGGCATGGTTGATCGCGTCGTTCATGGTCTTGTGGGTCTGATGGACTTCGGGAACCTCTATGGGAGTTCCGTTCGTAGCGGCAAATCTTCCAGCGACATAGCCCCATCCGCCCATGCGGTTCCATCCCTTGCGGACGAAGCCGTTGATTCCACGGTGGCTGTACCTCCATGTGTCGCCGTCGATCTTCTGGATGTACGCAGGATGTCCGCTCGGCTTGATCTTCACATATCTGCCGCTGCTGGAGCCTTCCGCGAGATAGTCCTTGAATGACATCATCGGGTTTTGTAGAGCCTTCCCGTCCTGCCTCCCCTGCTTGCCGCACGGGAGCGGATGCCAACCTCTCGGTAGTAGCGGGCGCGACCCTCGTCGCTCAGTGAGGCAATGCGCTTCCTTGTCTTGCCTCCGGTGGACTTGATCTCGCCCTTGGCATACATGTCGTATGGATCGACTCCCCTTGGCAACTTGGGCTTGGCTCGTCCCTCCGCTCCCCTGTTGGGGTCGCTCTCCTTGATGTATCGCTTTGCCCTATCCTCGCTGCTCTTCTTCCTGTGGGCTTCCTTGGCGGGATCGACTGCCTTGGGCTTCTTTACCTTCTTGCCGTCGATGTCGTATGTCCATCCGCTAGCCCGCTCACGCTTATCGACATTTACCAACTTATCATGTTGACGACGCAAATTCATACGCATTGTGTCTAACCCACCCAACGCACGCGATGAGATCGAGGCGTATGGCTCGGGAGTCAAAGCATCCACATGGAGCATCAGATCCGCCTGTTTATCCACTATCTGCTTCCGTCTTGCGGGAGTCTGAGCCATCTCCTCAAGTGCGTTCTCTATGAGTTCCCTTGCTTCGTTGTAGGACATCCTGCGCGAACTCATGATGCGCTTGACGGTGGATGCTTCCTTCCGCGCTGCCTTGGTTCCCTTGGACATGTACTTCCGAAGCAAGGTCTTGAGCCTCTGCATCGGGAGTTTCTCAAGGGTCTCTATGTTGTGTGATTCGTTCATGACCTTACCAATCGGCATCATTCCCCCGATCCATCAGGATTCGCTTGCTCTTTGCGTCGATGACCTGTAGTCCAGCACCCGATGGGTTGAGGTGGACTTCCCTGTCGGTTCCGTGGATCACATGGACATCGCGACCCATGATGCGCTTTCTGGACACACGGACCTTCTTCTCCACGGTTCCACCGCCATGCTTGCGTCCGTAGAGGTTGACGGGTGAGCCATGAGGCTTGCTCTGTATCGCGGAGATGATGTCGTGCGCTACCTTCTGATTGTGCTTGATCGCTTCCGCAGGAGTGTCGAAGTCAGGCTTCTTGACTGCCACGATGCCGCGCTTGTCCGTCTTGCGCTTCATCAGCCTCTTGGTCGGATCGATGTGGGCAGGGATGTTCTCCGTTGGAGTCACGACCATCTTGGCAAAGGTTCCCCGCGCCCTGCCTTCGCGCTTCTCCTTTTCCAGTCTCTGCATGGTTTCCTTCGCTGCCTTCCTGCGCTGGATCAGACCCGACCGTCTGGCTGAGTCACCCGCGAGGATTGCCTCAACTACCGACTGCACTACGGGATTCGCGGCTTCCTCGGTGATCTTCTTCACCTTCTTGACCTTCTTGCCAAGCCTCAACTTCTTGCCGTCGATGTCGTATGTCCATCCGCTAGCCCGCTCACGCTTACCAACCTTTCCCAACGCACTGTGTTTGAGAATTAGGGAGGTGAAGTCGGAAGTGAAGTTTGGATACGGCACTGGAAGATCTAGGGGCATAGCATTCGCTTGGCGCATCAGATCCGCCCGTTTATCCACTATCTGCTTCCGTCTTGCGGGAGTCTGCGCCATCTCCCCGAGTGCCGACTCCTTCAGGTCTCCGTGGATGCCGTCGAACATCATCTTGACCGCATCGACGCTGTGGCGCGGATGATCCATGAGGTGCTTGACCTTGTGCTTGGCAAGGGTGCTGGCGATGCTCTTGCCGCTCTGCTTCTCAGCCGAGCCACGCGACTTGATCTCGGAGACCGCTCCCTTCGGGAGTTTCTCTATCCAGTCGTGCATCATGTCCTTGACGGCTCCTTCGTTGATCTTCTTAGCCTTCTTGCCAGCGGCACGGCGGATGTCTGATCCAGCGCCGAAGCGATGTAAATAAGCGTATGCCTTGTAGTCGTCTGGTGTAAATCCCCTAGCATCTCCTCTGTTCAGTGCCGCAAGCCTGTCGATATGACCACGCACAACCTCTGGATCGGCTCCTCCTCGACGCAGTTCGGCAGCCCTGCGCTGAAGTTTCCTCTGTTGAGACTTCTCTTTGTCCTTGACGGCTCCTTCGTTGATCTTCTTAGCCTTCTTGCCAAGCCCCATACGCAACTTTTTGCCGTCGATGCCGTATGTCCATCCGCTGCGCTTTTCTCCCCACTCTGCCTTATCCAATTTATGGAGTTCGGGGTAAAGTTTCCGGAGAGCCTCAATGTCGGACGAATGCGTACTATACAGTTTATTGAGGAGTTCCTTCCGTTGACCATGTATCTGCTTCCGTCTTGAAGGAGTCTGAGCCATCTCCTCAAGTGCCTCTTCAATCAGTTCCCGTGCTTGCCTGTAGTTCATTTGGTTCTTTTCCTTTTGTGTAGACGGAGCATCCCCGTGATTGTGGGAAATGCATACGAGTATCTAGGTTTTAGGGACGATCAGCCATTGCCCCAGACCGTGCCACGGCGGGAGGCTGATCTCTCAAGGTTCTCACGGAACCGCTTGGGGACTCCCCGCGAGACCTTCTGCATGACTTCCTTGAAGTCCTTGCCAGGGGTCAGGTTCATGTCCACCGCAGCAGCGGGTGCGGATGTCCAGTCCCTCCGCACCTCTCTCTTGGAGCAGGAAGGGCATGGCTCCGAGCAGGGGGTGTCCCTATCGGAGATCGACTTCAACTGGTCGAACGCATGGTCGCACGAAGAGCATCGGTATTCATAAACGGGCATGGTGTAAGACCTCCTTTGGTCGCACACCTATCTATCCCGTCACTCCCATGCCGAATCGTTGAGCCTCAGCCATGCGATGTAGGCATTGGATCGCTTCCTGATGGCACGGTGGTTCGCAGGGATCCTCCACTCGCGCAGGATCGACCTCGCGTCCCTCTCCGTCCTCTTCTCAAGGGAGAAGTAGGAATCTCCCGAGATGTGGTCGCCCTCTCCCCCGAGCCACTCCTTGTCGCCCGACCTCCATTGGAGGAAATGGACATACTCATGGACTAGGTTCATCAGGATGTTGATGGGCTTCCTGTTCCCCGTGCCGATGCGGATGATGCCCCACTTCTTCGCGGTGGGTTCCTGGAAGTATGCTGCCGTGAGGTTGGAGCCGTCGAAGCGCACCATGCGGGTGCGGGAGAAGACGAGCCTGACCCTGCTCTCCTTGAGTTCCGAACGGATGTGCGAAAGCAGCGACTTCGCTTCGGGGCTGTGGCGGGACAATGTCCGTATCATCAGTCGCACCTCCGTTCGATCTATCTAGGGCTTTAGCGGATCTTTTTCAGCACAATGCCAAGACCCATGAGGGAAAGCAAGAACAGGACGGCAGACAGAGCCACAATGTGCGGGTAGAGCGGAATGAGGATTGCCCACCATGACCATTGCAGACCCCCGAACAACTTCATGCTGAGGAGGACAGACCCTCCGAACAGGAGCATGTATCCGTTCATCCCTGCAAGGAAGAAGGACATGAACTTTCCGAACTTCGTGAAGAACCTCACGAATGGGTGATTGTCGTATTCCTGATCGGTCATTTGTTTCATCATCTGTCCTGATCGTAACCCATCTTCCTCAGTTCGTTCCAGATCTCTCTTGCCTTTTTCACGCTCACGGTCATCACGGCACGGTCGGAGTCGAGTCCAGCAAACCCATGGCTGTTCAGGCTGATATATGTCCATGCCTCTACGGACGGATCCACCCCGTAGGACCAGATGTTCACGCGCTCGTAGTCTCCGGACTCATAATCTACCGGAGTGAAGCGAATCTTGCGAGATTGTGAAGTATGCCTTGTCTTCATCTTCTTGATGAAGAGGTACTCGGGGTTGTGGAGTACCCATTCGTTGTTGTCCATCGGTTTGTCCATCGGTTCCATCTTACCTCAATTCAGTATTCAGTCCAGGATGCCATCCCAAGCCGCACAAGTTCATCGTTGGACAAACCATCCATGCACTTCCAGCCTGGAACGCACTTCTTGGTTGAACCTGTCAGGTATCTCCACAGATGCCTGGCATCCTCCTTGTCCATGTTGATCCCTGCCGGAGGAATGTCTAAGAAACAGGTCTCCGAATGCACCACCCTGTAGGGAACCGTACCCCATTCCTCGGGGAGGTCCAAGACCTTCCTGAAGACCTTGACAACGACATCGGTGGGAATCCCATGCGTGTCATCGACCACGGTGAAAACCATCACCACGGTGTTCGTCGGGTCATGGATCTTGTGATGACTGACAAGCCCTTCGTACTTCATCCCTTCACCCACCCATGGGATGTGATGTCCCTCCACAAGGCACGGGCTTCCTCCTTGGTGAAGCGTCTATCTGTAGTGATCATCGCGGTGCGGGAATCCCATCGCCATATGGTCTGTTCCTTGCCATTCCAGAAATAGCGGATGCTCATGGAGTCCTCGCCCTCGACCGTGAACCGAATGATCATGTTGGGAAGAGTGTTGTGCGCGATCAGATCGTATGTGGTCATGACATCCATCCAATCGACACCAGATACTTCCACATCTGCCGCGCCTCATCCTTGCTCAACTCCGTGGTCGGGGTCATCTTCCTACAATCAAGGATCCAATGCTCCATCCGTTGGTTGCCGTACATGAACTCAAGCGTCACCATTCCTGCGTCATGAACATGGAATTCCATGACGGCATCCATGGGGAACATTCTGGTCAACAGGTGGTCTGATCGCAACTTGTATATGGGCATGGCTTGTATCCGATTGAACGCAAAAGGTTCCAGATCTTTCGGGCATCTTCCTTGTCGAACTTCGTGTCAGGACTTATGAAACGATTCCCGATGTCTAGTATACCGTAGTGATTAAAGTGCCATGTTTTCTGTTCCTTGCCACCAACCAAGTATTCCGTGGTCACTGATCCATCACCATGGACGAAGAACCGCATAGCGCGACAGTCGGGTTCGGATCTCAGTTCATACCGCTTCATACTCTACAGCCTCCCTTGGGGGAACACGAACCCAACCTTGCTCCACAAGCGTCCACCAGAACTCACGCGCCCTCGCCTTGGTGAAGCCCTGTAGATCCCTGAAGACCTCTTCATCCACCGTCCAGTTCATCGCTGCCTTGCCATCGGGGTAGAAGAACCTGGCTGTCACGATGTCACGGTCTCGGTAGGCAAGGAAGACGATGACATCCCCGTCCTTGTGAAGTTCGTATCTGTCGAAGATCATCCCTTGACCTCCTTCCATCCACAGTTCCTCAGTGTCCTCCATATCCTCCGTGCATCCTCCTCGGTGAACCTAATGGTCGGTTCGATTCTCATTCCGATGACGAACCATATGGACTGTTTCCTGTCATCGACCGAGTACTCCATCGTCACGGCTCCATCGCCATGGACGAGGAACACCATCAGGAAATCTCCGTCAAACGACTTGAACCTCAGTTCGTGCCTCTTCATTCCTCGACCCTCCTGTATCCATGCTCGACATGGATCCTCCAGATCCCCCTGCCCTGCTCAAGGGTGCGCCGATCCCTTTCATCCGCTCCGTTCATCAGGTGAGAGAAATCCAAGCCGTTCTCAGTGTAGCGGACGATGACATTCGGCTCAGGCTCGTCCAGCACCTTGAAGATCAGCCGACAGGAGAAGATTGTGCCGCTGGTGGTTACGTCCTTTGCAAGGACATAGGTTCCGACGATGGTCATTTCACGGCTCCGTTCAGGGGGTAAGGGAAGGTATTCTGAAGTTTCCGAAGTTCATCCTCGGGCAACTCGGAGGAGTCGATCCATCCTTCCTTCCGCATCATCCTCCATGCATCCCTTGCCCCCTCCTTGGGCAGGGTCATATAGCGCAACCGGTTAGGTGCATTCCAGAATTTACTATGGCGTTGTCCTGCCCATGATCCCCCCATGTCCCTGGTGCATGCAAACACATCCACCGTGGTGTTGCACACAAGGAAGCGAATCAGCACAATGCCGGGGCGGCGGGAAGAGACGAGGGTATGGGCTGTATGGATGGGCATGGGCGGTCAGACCATGATAGCAGGATTGCGTTCGCAGTCAATGGGAACATCATGTGGATTGGGGATAGAAACCGTAGCCGTCTTTCCTCAGGTTAGCCCAGAGTTGCCGTGCATCCTCGATGAGCAGCCATGTCCCGTTCATGTGGAACCAAATTCCACGGACATCTTTATCATAATCCTCCACCCAGATGCCAGAATCCTTGATCCATTGAAAGATCCGAACCTTGATCTGTTCCTGTCTCACACAGTGCGTGTCCGAAAAGGACACAGCCACGATGCCATCGTCCCAATCGCTCACCGAAGCAGCCGAGACGACCTTGGGGGGATAGAGGATCCATGATGGCTGCTGGCTGCCTTGGATGATGATTTTGCTCATGGCTTCCTTTGTGGGTTCTTTGTGAAGTTTGGAAAGGTCAGGAAGAGGAACGATCCATGCGATGGATGTCATAGCCCATGAGCCTCAGGTGCTTCCATATGGTTCGTGCCGACTCGAGAACGCATGGAATGCCTGGGACATGGATGTCCCCGACAACGACGACTTCTCGCCGCAACTTCCAGTCCAGCCTGTCATCAGACCATTCGTATGGATACACCGAGATGGTTCCGTTGGAGATGCGCAGGAACTCCATCATGAGCATTCCCGTCTTCAGTTCATCCCTAGAGTTGGCTTTCTGGGTCTCAGGGCAGCAGAGAACCCAACGGTTGCATTGAGTGGTGCCAGTCATGGTCATGGTCGTGGTCATGTCTTTCATCCTACATCAGGATGGGAAGGGAGTCAATGGGAAGATCGTTGGGAACATTATGAGGATTGGGAAGAGATTTGGGTGTATGTGGTCTGGGATGGCAACTGGAATGTGGTTTTCGGTGTGGGAAACGGGGATCGGGGGAAATCTGGGGGAAGGGATGTCATGGAATGTCATGGAATGTCACTGGATGTAACCATTGCTCCTCATGATGTCCCAAAGGTTCCTTGCCGTGACTCCATTGCCGTTCACGGGGATGACAGGTCCTGTCTTTAGTTTCCAGACCAATGGTTTACAGGTCCAAGAATCCTTGGACCGGAAATGCACAGCCATGGATGCTTCGGTCCATACGTTTTGCTTCTGTGATCCATTCAATTGCTCAGACCACGAATCGAACCTCAGGAAGCAATGTTCTCCCTGAATGCGGAAGATGAGCCTCTTCTCAGCGGTGCCATAGAGGGGATCATCCCCAAGCCTCACGGGCGACTTGGGGTAGTAGAGGGTGTACACGCTGGTTTTTGTGAAGTCCTCATTCATTCGACATACCCCTTGCTGCGGTAGCGGTTCCAGATCTCCCTTGCCACTTCCACGGTCACCCAGTATCCCCCACAGGCTTTCCTTGCAGACTTTGACGACTCATTCAGAACATCATCTGCCTCACAGTTCGTGTGATCCGTACACCACAGGTTCTTGTCATGGCATAGGTTCTTGACCAGGAAGAGATTGGTCTCTTCTTCCAGAACGAATACGACCTTGCGGGGGTGTCTGTGCAGGGTGTATTCGTTGCTCATCGCGCCCATCCGTCCTTCCGGTAGTGGTTCCAGCACTCCCTTGCCATTTCCACGGAAACACCAATGCTGTGGCGGAACCACAGAGGATCCTTCCCCGAGGTCAAGATCTTGTACTTGAAGCAGGGAATCCAGTTGCAACTGCCCATTTCCCATTCCCAGGCAGAGATGATAGTCGATTGCCCGGGCGGGTTGACGGTGAACTCCATCTTTTTGATGATGATCCCTGACACGGTGTAGAAGAGGGTGTACACTTGCTTCATCTTGGTCTTCTTCTTCACGGGGTCTTCTTGGCGGGAGACACGATCTACACGATCTCACGGATCACGACCGTTGTGATCTTCTCCTGAACGATCTCGTACTCGCTCTCGGTTGTTCCAGTCGGGAGTGTGCCTCGGTCGGCATACCCCTTCAGGATGAAGCCCATTTGAACTCGCTGGTGGATATTGAAAGAGGGGATGCGCCAGTCCTCGTAATCCACCAAGAGAGCGGCGTGTGCCTCAAGGCACAGAAACTTGCCGCTAGGCTTGTGGCGGAAGGTCAAGGTGGTCTTGGTCTTGGACTTGGTGTTGGTGGGCTTCTTCATTGCTTGCTTTCGTGAGGCGGGTGTTCATGGCGTACCGATCTGGATCGTAGTGGGAATGAGTCGATGCGCCAGGGCGATACCCCAAAGGTAGCGGCAGTGGTCGGTCGTTCGGCGTTGAGCGGCTGAACCAAGATCGGATCGCACCATCCACATCGTTCCGTCTGGATTACGGAAGAACACGATCCACCGAATCACACTGACATTGGTGGGGTTGACCAACACCCACCACTGGCAGTCGTTGAATACATGAAGGTGATCCCGCTTGAAGTCGCAGACCGCCTGGCGGGCTTCGGCGGTGTTCAATTCCAATTCGGTTGTCAGAGTTTGGTTGCTGTTCATCATTGCACCCACTTTTCCTTCCGGTAGTGGCACCAGATCTCCCGTGCCTCTTCCTTGGTGACAGCAATGCAGTGGTTGAACGACAGAGGATCCCGGGTCGCGAGATACACGCTCTTGTTCTTGAAGCAGGGAATCCACTCGCATGCGACATTGTTCCATTCCCATGCAGAGATGGTCACCACATGCTTGTTCGGCATCTGCATCTTGAACTCCATCTTGCGGGTGGCTTGCCCTAGATTCGGGTCGCCCCAGGGGCGTTCAGGAGACTTGGGATGGTGGAGTCTGTAGGTTTCCATTGGTTTGGCTCCTCTGTCATGCCGTCACATGGAAGTACCCGTGGTCGTTCACCAGCGAGTCCCAGATCTGTCGGGCTTGATCCTTGTCGTAAGTTCCCGTGTACGGATGGGGAAATGCATGGTTGGTGACCCATATGCAACGGTCGTAGTCCCATGCATACGGTTCCATATGGACATATCCGTCCTTGAGGACGGAGAAAACGACCAGATGGGTGAAGACGACGGGTCCGTGTGCCGTCTTGCTGCGGAGGCGAAGGTGGTGGCGGTGCAGGACTTCATGGAATGATGGCTTGGTGGTCATGGCTTTGCGCTACTCCTACCGCAGAGGATCGAAGTCGTGAGATCTCAGTTTGTTCCAGATGTCTCGCGCTGTTCCGACGCTGTATAGCCCCGAAGTATCTGCCCCCATCTCCCTGAGCGTTTCGCGGTCGGGCAGAAACCTTTCCGCGCCCCAACCCCGCGACATCGAGGTCCATGAGTATGCCTGTACGAAGACCGTGATACGATCTTCCTGCACTGTGAAGATGACCAGATTGGTGTAGAGTTCCCCCCTCTGCTTGCGCCGTTTGATGGGGGGGTAGATGAGTCGGTGGCTGATCTTGGTGTCCATGGTCTTGTCCTCCTCACTTGGCAACGACATCCATCAGGGTGTTGATGAACAGACGGTTGGCTTGCTTCTGTCGCATGGAAGCCATGAAGGACTTCTCGAGGTTCTTCTGGCGGGTCTGGATGGTCTTGGCAGCCAGCCCCTTCGCCTCAGCCCTCTCAGCCATCGTGTCAGCCCGAGAGTCGTTCACGATTGCCACAAGGCAGTAGCCATCGTAGGCAGGGATCTCAAGGCTCAGGAACCTGTCCTTGGCATACTTCTTCTCAGCAGCCTCCCGCTTGCTCCTTTCGGCATCGGTGGGATCGGTGGCTCCCACCTGCCACCACCACGGTCCCGAGTAGGACAGGCGGTAGTTGCTTCCATCCCTGGACTCGAGGCGGATGCCGACGATGCTTGCACCCGTGGCATCCTTGAACATCTGCACTGCCGCAGAGTGGGTGGTGTGGTCGTCGCCCTTGAGGTCGAAGCGGCGACCAGTCTCCTTGTCCACGACGACCCTAGCCAGGGTCTTGCTGCCCACGCAGGGCGAATGGACGCGATTGATGAGGCTCTGACCCTCTCCGTCCGTGATGCTGATGAGCGTGACCTTGGTGTTGCTGGACTTTCGGAAATCGTTGACGATGTCCCGCATCGCGAGGATGGACTCGTCGAGGGGGGTTCCGCCAAGGGACAGGGGACCGTTGTCGATGCTGACCTCCCTGCTGCCGGGGAAGGCTACGGAATCGGACAGGAGGATGAGGCGACCAAGGGAAGCCACCATCTTGCGCTGACCAGCCGCGCTGTCGTAGACCTTGAACAGGGAGAACATGGAGCAGTGGCTAGCCTTGCCCTCCATGATGTCCTGCCTGGTCGTTCCGCAGACGATCTCGTTGAAGAGGTCGTTGGAGTCCTGGGCAGTCCATCCCTTGTTCGTACCGGGGATGGGGGTGGAGTACCCCATCGCGGCATTGCTGAGGAACTCCTTGCGGTTGATTCTGGGGTTCCTGCGCATGATCTCGTCCAGCACAGCCTTGTTGTAGATGCTGCTGAAGAAGTAGACCTGGACGGGGATGCCCACGCGGCGGCAGAACTCCACCGTAGCCACCAACTGGCTCACCGACTCGCGGATGATGCCCTGCATCGACCCCGACCAGTCGAGGAGGATCACGATGCCGTGGTTCTTCTCGTCGGGCTTGATGCACATGCGGTCGAAGATGTCCTCGCTGAAGCGGTAGTTCTTGAGGAGACGGGGCGAGATGCGACCCGACTTCTGCGAGGTGGTCTTCGCAAAGTTCCTGGCGGAACGTCGAACCTCGAACCTGCGGCACATCAGATCGACGCTCTTCTTGTTCTCGTCCTTGACCCTGCGGAAAGCCTTCATGCTCTTCTCTTCGACCAGCCGCGTCTTCTCTGGGGAGGACGAGCCGCAGGTGTGGCGATCCACGCGGCACTGGGTGTCGAACATGGTCATGAACTCAGCGGTCTCCACCACGACCTTGGAGGCATCGATGGGACGGACCTCGATCTGCTGCTCCACGATGCTGCTGTCAACGAGACCCTGAAGCCCCGTGCGACCCGCAGCAGCCGTGTTCACCATCTCAGGCTCGTACTCCTCTTCGGAAGCCTCAGACGGCTCAGAGGC